TCATCGCCGCGGGCGGGGACAATTAAATGATGCGAAGCCACATTAAGAATAGATAATAAACGTGCGCAGCACCGCCCCTATGGGGATCGTTGAGGTAACGAGACGAATAAGGCACCAGTAGATTTTGTATAGGAAATTCACTACCACAACAATGTGTATTTTGTTATAGGTAATGTTAATAACAATGCTATGCGATGGGCTGGGCGATATAAGCTCGCGTGCTCGCCTGGCGCAGAGCGCACCTGAGGTTTGCGTGCTGGCTTGTTTCAATAAATGAAACAAGGCTATGTATTTGTGCATCATTATTATCTTGACAAGTGTGCAAATATATGATATGCTCCGCGCAAGGAATGGGAGATATTACTATGGGCAGATTGCCAACGGGACATCGGAAATATCAGATACAGGAGATGTGGGACGTGCATCATGAGATCACGCGGATGCTCCTGCTCGGCATGAAGCACGTTGATATTGCCAGAGAGTTGGGCATATCTGAGGTCACTGTCTCCTACACAGCAAATAGCCAAGTGGTGCAGCGACAGCTTGACCTAATGCGTGGTGCGAGAGATATGGGTGCGGTTGATATAGGAGCACGCATACAGGCGATGCTGCCTAAAGCTGCACAGGCGCTGGATGAGCTATTGGATAGCCAAGTGGAAGCGATCCGCCTACGCACTGCACAGGATGTGCTGGATCGAGGCGGCTATGGTGCAGTACAGAAGGTTGCAGCCTTGCACGGACAACTATCCAGAGAAGATCTGGACGATATAAAACAGAGAGTGAAGAACGCAGGCATGCTTGTGCAGACGACTGCATTGGCAACTGGGTGATGATGTTAACTTATTTCAATAATTGAAACAAGCTGCAGGCTTCGTTAGAAGCGAATTGGCCACCCGGTCATAGGCTTTGTTAGAAGCGCGCTAGGCATTTGCCAGTAGCAGCGATATAAGGAGCTTATATGAAAGCAATTAGAGTGTTTATCTTAGCGGCAATCTTGCTACTTATGGCAAGTGCGAGTTGCTTCGCAGCCTGGACATTAACGCCGAGTAAGGTAGATCGAGATGGGCATTACTTGACGTGGAAGGTGCTATGCACCTCAGATGGCTCTTCGCTTGCAGCAACCGACTTGGTTGCGTTGATGCCTGCTGGTCTGGCAAATCTCGCACGCGGCGCCACGATGATGATTATGACTGTTGTGCCTGGAGCTGATGCGGTCGCGCCTGACACGACGATAGATGTAACTCTCTCAGACGCTCAAGGCATTCCTATCTTCGTCCACGCCGCCTATAGCAATACAGCAAACACCACAGGCATTTCACTGTCTGAAGATTTCAACCAATACCCCGCCATTCACAGCAAGCTTTATCTAACATTAAATGATATAGGCACAGCAGGAGATCAGGTCACTCTCTACTTCGAGTGCTGGACGGAGGATAAGTAAGATGAAGAAACTTATCCTTATCTTTGCATTGTTGCTAGTTGCAGCACAGGCCTTTGCATTTCCGCCTTCCCCTCCTGTAAACCAAGGTGCTATGGCTATCACTGGTGGTACGATCAACGGAACGACAGTAGGAGCGACGACCCCTGCTGCTGGAACGTTCACAACCGTAACGGCAAATACGTCTGTTTCGACGGATACGATTGCCGAAAAGACAGGTGGCGCGGGTGTTACGATTGACGGTGTGCTGATTAAAGATTCAGCCATTCCGGTTGCCAATATAACGGGTGCGGCTGCTTCTGCGGACCTTGCGACCGACAATTCGACTGCTTCACACGCTCTTTATAAAGGTGCTGATGGAAATATTGCTAATCAGGTTCTTTCTATTGACGCTCATGCAGGTTCGACCACGATCACGCTGATTCCTGGTGTTTGCCCTGTCATCCACAATACGTCACAGGCCGATGCTAACGTAACCAATGCTTTACCTGCTGTGGCTTCTGGACTTTGCTTCACGGCTCTTGTGACGACAACAGAGGATGACAAAACATGGCGGCTAAGTGCTGCGACGGTGAATACAATTTGCCTAGGCGCTACTTGCGGAAAAGATGACATTGGTTTCGCAACGGGTCAGAATACGAAAGGCGGGATGTTTAAATGTGTTGCTCAAGGAACAGAATGGTTCTGCCATACGGTAACAGGGACGGTAGACGCGGGGGATTTATAATATGAGGAAAATTCTCTTTTCAATTCTGCTGATTCTGTTTGCGTGGAACGCGGGGGCGGCGACGTGGTATGCTCAAGTAGACCCTACAAACGGAGCAACTAAAATTTGTTACGGAACGACCTCACACGCCACTGCTTGCGCTGCCAATAGTAATAAGACTTTTGCAAATCTTTTTACTGCATTGACAGCCGCCGATACGATAGAGTTATCCGGTGGAGCATCAGGAGCCACATATGGTCAGACACTCGCTCCCACAAAAGCGTGTACGATCAGACCGTCAACATCATCAGGACATAATGGGATGGTTACTATCGGCCCTGCCGCATCATCGGCGGCGTCACTTTTGGTAAATGCTGTTAGTAACGTGACGGTTTCAGGCCCAATGACAATCGAGGGGTATAACGGATATGGAAACGGGTCTGCTTTAATAACGGGGACAGTAAGTAATGTTGTTTGGGATGGATTAATTATAAAAAATAATTATGCCTTCCTCACAGCACGAGCGATATATATATCAGCAACGGGGGCTAACTCAACTGGCAATGCGATTAAAAATTGCACCGTTCTTAACCCAACGTGGGTGGATACCTTAACAGCAGAGGGCATATCGCTCAGCGCGGCTCACGGTTGGGCTATACGGAATAATTCAATCGGTGGCATATCATCAAGATTTAACAGCGGTGTACTCCTGAATAATTCAAACAATAACCGCATATATGAAAACAAAGTCTATTATTCATGGAATGGCGTTGATTATCCTGATGGAATCGGGACGGGAATATCAGCAGCGGGGACATCAACCAAAAATTTAATATATCGCAACACGCTTGAAAATAATCATCGTGGAATTGGCATATGGGGGAGTTCTGGCGGGAACGTCATTTCGTATAATTTAGTTAAGTTTTCAGCGGTTAACGGGATTGACCACTTGGGAACAAATACTACCTTAAACGAAATTTATAACAATACTGTGATTCACACCCCTAATGCAGCCGCAGGGCATGGAATATCTCAACAGGTGGGGGTGGGTAAGGTAATAATAAAAAATAACATTGTGTATGGTGTATCTGCCCATAGTGAGGCAAATACAGTTTCGGTTGGAACGTTCGGGCAAGCTGGCGTTGTTTTAGACATGGATAATAACCTTTACTATGCAACAGGTGGAATGACCACGGCATGTTTGAGTTCATCTAATTGCACAAGCACACTTGCGACATGGCAATCAAAAATTGTCACCGATGGAAGAAGCGCGCCGGGGATTGATTTGAATACTATCTTTGCTGACCCACTGTTTGTTGATTATGCAAATGGTAATTACCATCTACAGGCGGGTTCACCGGCAAGAGGGGCGGGGGTAAGCGTCGGATTAGTACACTTAGACCCGCCTGACATTGGAGCGTTCCCATACGTTCAATCACTTCCGTGGAAGCATTAATAAGGAGAGGACGGGCCGGATGCAAGATATAGATCATAATACACTTGACAGGAGACGGGAGCCAATGGACTGCGGAGCACACGAGGGATTGATTGCTACACTTGGAAGGCTTGAGGAAAAGATGGATGCGATGGGAGAAAGGCAGATCGACTACATACAACGTACCGTGCGAATTGAAGGTATTGTGACAAATGGGCTGAGTCATAATATAATAGACATAAAAGGTAAGCTTGATACCTTTTGTGGCGATACTGAGAAGCGTATTGCAGAACTGGAGACGTTTAGCTGGTTTCGCACCTGGGTGAATGACTTACGCACCAAGCTTTTTAAGTACGTACTTTACGTAGGTCTGGCTGGCGGGGCCTTGTACTTTATGATTCGCTACTCAGATGACATTATGAAGAAGGTGCTAAGATGAGCGAGCTTCTTAACACGCAGGTTGAGTTTACGCTGATCTTAGGAAAGTTGATTCTATTCACATATTCTCTAGGTTTTGGATTAACTCTTGGAGAGGGCTACGATGATGATGGAGTAGGACACGCGAAAGGCTCTACACACTATATTCGCCTAGGACAAGATCTTAACGTTATTAAAGATGGTGTGTGGCTTAAAGGAAGGGATGCAGAGATAGTATACAATAAGATGCACGACTTCTGGGATAGCATTGGCGGAGCGAAGAGGATTGCAAAGGATCTTAATCATTTCAGCAAGGCGTGGAAAGGGATGCGATAATGAAGTATCGGGCCGGATATAAGTATCAGGTTTATGAAGATGAACCTTTTATGACTTGTATATATGGCAAGAGTATCAAGACTGACTTTATTGAGCTATTTGCTAATGGCGTGATAGTTGGACGCAAAGGCTACGCATGGGATGGACCTAGCGGGCCTACGTTTGATACAAAGAATACTATGCGTGGATCACTGGTGCATGATATTGGATATCAGCTGATGCGAGAGGGGCGTCTGCCACATTCATATAGAGAGTACTTCGACAAGCTACTCTATGATACACTTCGAGAAGATGGCATGTCCTGGGTACGTGCGCAGTACTGGTATCGAGGAGTCGCGTGGGGAGCAGATAGTGCTTGCTTGCCTAAGAATGATAGGCCGATTTTAGTAGCACCATGAACAGAGCTTATTTCAATAATTGAAACAAGGTGATATGATGAGCGCAGGAAAGCATGACATAGTAATTGAGCAGGGAGCGACCTTTACTGAGGTATATACCCTCAGGGACGTAAATCACGCTCTTATTAATCTTACCGCATATACAGGCGCGATGCAGATTCGGGAGAGTGCTGAGAGCACTACTACGCTGGCATCTAGCACGGGTACTAGCCCTACGATCACGCTCACTATGGGCGGGACTGCAGGTACTATTACCGTGTCGATTAGTGCAGTGAATACAGCAGCTCTTAATTTCGATCAGGCTGTATATGATCTGGAGATCACAACAGGCACTACGGTCACACGCCTGCTTGCTGGAAATGTCACGCTATCGAAAGAGGTAACTCGATGATTATATATGTCGAAGTCACGAAATCAGTTGAGAGCGTCTCGGTTATACAGGATGTGGTATATGTAGATGTGTCGGCTCTTCCAGGCAGTGACGCATATGCAGATAGTGCAGCTGCGAGTCTTAGCGTTGTGGCATCAGGTAATCTATCTCAGGCGACTAGCAAGGTGGATAGCAATAGTACGTTGGATAGCTCTGCACTAAGCACGCTTACCACGACGATCAGTAAGACGACAAGCCTTAGCACAACCGTGTCTACCCTCGCAAGCCAGACTGCGAGCATTGGTACTGAGAATAGTAGTCTGGAGAGCAAGACTGAAAGTCTTAGTACGCTTGGTAGTTCTAATCTAAGCAAGACTACTAGTCTAAGCACAGTCGAGAGTGAGCTGACAAGTAAGGCAACAAGCAACGCTACGGATATATCTACGAACACAAGCGCAGTTAGCAGTCTGGGCACAGAAGCTGCGTTGCTTGATATAGGCGTGATACATGCAACCTTCAAATCACCTGCAGCAAGCACAGGCATCTTCCATGCGTTTGGCTTCTACGAAGCACCTGCGGCACATGTAGTCCTAACGAACGCAAGTGCTACTCAGACCCTTGGATCGGCTAATAATCTATACATGGCAAACGTCTTTATTGTTGCAAAGGAAGCAGGCACAGTAAGTGGTGGCACTACCGGTACTGCGAAGATCACAATAACAGGTACTAGCATCACAGCTGCAGGTGTACGCACAGCAAGCGACGCTGAGATACTGGTTGCAGATATAACAGCCTTGGCTGCAAATACCTTTATAGAATCGACCAAGATGTGGATTGGCCAGGTAACCCTTACAATAGCAGCAACTGGAGACCACACGGTCTTCTCTGCGACTGTAAACTACGGCATTGCAAGTGTGCATCACTTCTTCGAGCGTGACGTAATTATACAGCAGGTTGAGATAACCGGTCGAGCAGGTGCAGCAGATAGTGGATTTAACCTTCAGCTCCTTAAGCATAGCGATGCAGGCTGGACTTATAGCGCGGGAGCATTTGTAGCCGGCGGGACTGTCTTACTAGATATGGCAGTTGATCTTAATACCGAGAAGAATCTTGTGAGTGGTAAGCGATTTCATTATCACCGTAAAGGTCTCACAGATGCAATACAAGGCCTTACGGCCGATGAAGGTATAGTGCTGCGTATAACGACATCTGCAAATAATGCTATCGAGAGCATGGATGCGAGGGTGCAAGTAAAGTGGGCGTAGTTAGCAAAGATGAAATAAAAGCTCTTATGGCTGAGTGCTATCTGAGTACGAAGACGACTGCGAAGGTTCTCTTTCCTGAATCCTTTAGTCGCCCATTCGCATCGGTGACGGAGCCTGTCTTTGCGCTGCTCGATGACGATCAATACTCTAAGGTCGTTATAAAAGCACCTCGTGGTTGGGGAAAGTCTACGTTGCTCAACGTGGGATATGCAGGAAAGAAGACCCTATTCAGGGAGAAACACTTCATCGTCCCGATAAGCAGCACAGCTACCAAAGCACAGATGGAGAGTGAGAACCTTAAGCTCGAGCTAATGACCAATCAAGAGGTCAAGAAGATCTTTGGCAATGTTAAGACGAATAAGGTAGACGACTCAGGTATCGATCCTACGTTTAGCAAGGAGATGTGGGTAGCGAATGGCGAGACGCTTATATTCCCCCGTGGTGCTGGTCAGCAGGTACGTGGTGTAAGGTGGGGCAAGCGTAGGCCTGACTTGATCATTGTAGATGATTTGGAAGATCCGGAACAGGTCGAGAGTGAGGAGCAACGTAAGAAGCTAAAGCAGTGGTTCTTCGCAGATGTGATGAATAGTATTGATAGGAGTGTGCCGCATAAGATTATCTTCATAGGAACTCTGCTGCATGAGAACTCTTTGCTTGCTGATCTACTAGCTGATCCAAGTTGGAAGTCAGTCGAGATTGACCTATGCAATGATGCACTGGAGAGTAATTGGCCAGATTTCATGACAACAGACGAGGTTAAGGAACTTTACGAGAGTTATCGCAGACAAGGTTTGCTTGATGTATTTTATCGGGAGTATAGGGGCATACCGATTGCAAAGGAAACAGCAACCTTCAAGCAGGAGTTCTTTCGCTATTATAATGAGACAGATGATAAGTTCATCGAAGATCGACGCAAGCTTGAGACCATTGTGATTATAGATCCTGCGAAGACAACTAACGTAGCAAGCGATTTCTCTGCCATCGTTGGTGTAGGGATTAACACAGAAGCGACGAAGATATATATAAGGGACATCGACGCAGATCGCATGCACCCTGATGAGATATATCGTAGGGCATTCGATATGGCAGATAGACTTGGCGCAAGGACGATAGGTTACGAAGTAACATCTTTGAATGAGTTTATCACATACCCTATTACCACGTACATGATACAGAGAGGCAAATTCTATAATCTAGTGGAGCTTAAGGCTCGTGGGAAGAAGGAAGACCGCATAGCAATGCTTTCACCTTTATATCGCTTGGGTTATATCTACCATAACAAGGCAGTGAGTGCCACGTTGGAGAGCCAGCTGTTGAGCTTCCCCAAGTCAAAGCGAGACGACGTAATGGACGCTACGGCATATCTGGTTGAGATGCTTGAGATAGGTGAACGCTACTTCCAACCAGATGATGTGGAGTTTGAAGATAAAGCAGAAGATATCGAAGCAGAATTCGCAGACATGGATGAACCTGCAATGAAAGGTTGGCGTATATCGCCATAAGGGGAGAGGAAGATGCCGAACATTATAGATCAGAATATGGGTCCTGGGAATTTCTCTGCAAGTGCAGATCACGCATATGTTTATCCTGAGGGACAGAACTTGCGCCCAGGCTCAAAGGAGCATCAAGATCTGCTGACGAAGATATATAATAGGGCAAGGGAGAGCAGTAATAAGATGAGCGAACGCTTTCCTGTGTGGAAGAAGATAGATCGGAATCTTACAGCATTTGTAACTACGGATGAGGCGGAACGACTTGTGAAGGAAAAGGACGATCGCAAGCCGGTTTCTATTGTAGTTCCATATAGCTTCGCCACGCTCGAAACGCTCCTTACATATATGTCTGCTGCCTTCTTGGATAGCCCGATCTTTCGCTATGAAGGTGTAAGTCCTGAGGACGTGATCGGCGCAATGATGATGGAGAAGGTTGTCGACCTACAGATGATGAAATCGAAAGCTGGCCTTAATCTGCATACGTCATATAGAGATGGCTACGCATATGGCCTTGGCATTGTGGCACCGAAGTGGGATGTTACTTATGGAAAGAAGGTGCAGATTCAGGAGGATGGCTTTCTATCTGCTGTGCTGAAGAAGTTCGTAGGCCTGGGGCCAAAGAAGGTTAATGTAGATGCAGTGCTTTATGAGGGCAACAGGTTGCAGAACATTGATCCTTATCTCTATCTACCTGATCCGAATGTGCCAGTGGATTCTCCGCAGAAGGGAGAATACGTTGGGTGGATTGAAGAAACCAACTATATGCGCCTGATGGAGATGGAGAAGACTGGTAGCTTATTTAATGTTAAGTATCTTAAAGAGCTACAGGCGAATGCGGGGCGTAGCTTGTTCAATAAGCAAGCTGCGGATAGTGGGCGCAATGATCGTCTGACGTCGTATATGCAGGGAGCTGTCGAAACCAGGCCGATTGATGTTATCTGGATGTATATCAATCTGATCCCCAAGGAATGGAAGCTTGGCTCAGGTGAGTATCCTGAGAAGTGGCTATTCGCAATGGCAGCGGATAAGGTTATTCTAGGCGCAGCACCGATGAACCTGAATCATAATATGTTCCCAGTTGGCGTGTGTGCGCCTGATTCAGATGGGTATAGTACATCTCCGGTAAGCCGCATGGAGATTGTCTATGGATTGCAAGAGCATTTGGATTGGCTCTTCTCCAGTCACATGACTAATGTGCGCAAGGCGATTAATGATATGCTGGTGGTAGACCCGTCCTTGATTAATATTAACGATCTGAAGGATCCTGCACCAGGCAAACTGTTGCGCATGCGTAGGGCTGCGTGGGGCAGAGGTGTAGAGAATGCAGTTAAGCAGTTGTCTGTTGTAGACGTAACTCGTGGCCATATGCAGGATACAGCTATTATCACTGATCTAATGCAGAAATGCACCGGATCTGTAGATGCTATAATGGGCTTTCAGAGGCATTCGAGCGAGAGGGTTAGTGCAACTGAGAGCAAGCAGACCAGGGGTGGTGCGCTGTCACGGCTCCAGAAGGCTGCACGCATCGTATCCTTGCAGATGATGCAAGACCTTGGCTACATGATAGGCAGCCATACGCAACAGTTGATGAGCAATGAGCTATTTGTGAACATTTCTGGCCGCTGGATGGAAGACCTGAAGAAGGAATATGGCGATGTAAGTCGCATGAAGGTCAGTCCGATGGATCTGGCGATTGACTTTGATGTGTATAATAAGGATGGGAGTATACAAGGCACTGAGGATGGTGACCTCTGGATTCAACTTTACCAGATCATAGGGTCAAATCCACTCTTGCAGCAGCAATTCGACACAGCAAAGATCTTTGTGCATATTGCAAGGCAGCTGGGAGCGAAGGATGTGCAAGATTTCGTGAAAAAGATACCACAACAGGCAAATGTTGTGCCAGATGCGACAGTGGAGAAGGAAGTTCAGGCGGGGAATATGATTCCTGCTGAAGCGATAGCACAGATTGGAGGAGGCGTGGAATGAGACAGGAAGTAAAAGATGAAACTAAGCTTAACTTAGAAGTTGGGGAGGCTGAGACCTTTGTCAAAACGCGAGTTTGGAAGTATTTGGTCGAAGATATGCTCGCGAAGGCGTTGGCTGCTAGCGAGGAGAATGATCAACTTGATCCTCTCCAGCAAGCGGTTGCGTTGGCAAGGAATCAAGGCGCGATTAGCGCATTGAAGTGGGTAGTAGATATGCCTGCTCTCTATGCGGAACATGTAAGACAGATGAAAGAGGAGGAGAAACAAGATGACAGAGCCTAATGAGATGGAAGAATTTATTAGTGATGTTAGCACACCAGCAGAGCCAGTCGAGGCTCCGCCTGAGCCGGCAGCGGAAGTACCGCCGGAGGTCGTAGAGCCTGAATTGCCACCGGAGGTTCCTCCTGCAGAACCGTTCACAGACGGAGAACCTCCTCCTCCGGCCGCTGAGCCAGGGGTTGAGCCTCCGGTGTCTGTACCTGCTGCGCCAGCAGAGATAACGCCTGAGGAGATCATTGCAGGTCTGCGCGCGCAGCTCGAAGAGGTGTCAGGTAAGTTGGTTGCACAGCCTGCAGCAGCAGCTCCTGCACAGGCATCACCAGATGCGTCAGGCAACCCGCCTGCAGCACAACCTGATGGCGCATTGCAGCCTTTTGCATTTCTGAAGGATGATGCGGAGTTTGATGAGGCACTTAAGTCAGCGGATAACTTTAATAAGCTGTTGACAGGTGTAGTTATCAAGAGCATGGAAAGCATGATGCAGAGCGTGCCTCAGATCGTGGTACGCCTGGCAGATCAGCAGATTACCACGCGGAGTGCGATCAATGAGTTCTATGAGAATAATAAGGATCTAATTCCGAACAAGGCCTTTGTCGGCATGGTTGCACAGGAACTTGCTGTGAAGAATCCTACATGGAAGCTGGAGGATATGCTGGGTAAGTTGGGTGGCGAAGTACGCACCAGACTGCGCATGGCGAATCCAGGCGTTGTCCCTACGTCGGTACGACAGGTGATTCCCGTGGGTGGCGCACAGGCACCAGCGTTTGCAGGCACTGGCGGGGGAAGC